GTAAGTGCTAAGGCTATAACCCGCCGCTGATGGCGTGTTGTAGCTCATATAAAAAGGCACGTTACTGCTATAGTTGTTTGGCGACGCCATGGCTTTAGGCGCGGGCGCAAGCAAAATATATGCTCCTACGCCGATAGCGAGGATTAATAATGTTTTTTCAACGTCGCTCATAATTAATTCTCTTTTATTAGGTTAGCCCACCACCAAGCGGAGCGGAGGCAAGATACGCGGCGCGCGCTTGATTTCCTACGCGGTTGCCTAAATCGAATCCGCCTACCGTATTTAACACCTGTTGTTTTGTGGCAAACGTACTTGCTTGCGTTTGAAGCTGAGCAATGTTTTGGCCTTGCGTATTAATCGCAGCATCGTTGCCGTAAATTTCATTTTGCAGAGTTTGGGCATCTGCATACGTAATATTGGTATAAGGCAACGCCGCCACACCTAAAATCGTGGCATTGTTGCTCGCGTTAATGGCCACGCTGTTATTGCTTTGCACATCGGCGACTTGCGCTTGAAGTGTCGATACCGTTTGCGACGTGGTTGCTTGAAGCGCCGCGATTTGTTCGGCCACTTGCGCCGAAAGCGCGTCACTGGTTTGTTGCGTTTGAGCCTGTAACTGAGCAACCGTGACTTGGCCCGCAATTTGCTGCGATTGCACATTTGCAGCGGCGGCAGTTTGATTCGCCGCTTGCTGCGATTGTAATTGCGCGACTTGAAGCTGTGACGCGGCTTGCACCTCGGCGGCGCTAGGACTGCTTGAATACACGGCGGTGCTACCGTCATTCGCCGCGTTTGCCGCACTGTTGCGCCGAATAATTACAAAAAGCACGATAACGCCTACAGCGAAAGCGCCCGCAATATAAGGATGCTCTTTAATCCAACCGCGCAAGTTTTCCATTATTGCCCCGCATAGTTTTGATTGTAAGGGTCAATAAGTGGTTGCGATATAATTTGCCCAGCTGCAACGCCGCCAAGCCCGCTTGTGAGCAGCGATTGCCCGTCCACATACAGTTGCGGCGTTTGCACCACGCGGTAGCTATGTTTGTTCGCGGTAGCGCGCCCAGCATAGCTAAACTCTGCAAGGCCAAGCGATTCGTACGCGTAATTTTGCGCGCCAGGCGTTGGCAAGCGTTTGCGTACCCAATGATTAATCCCGCTGAATGTTTCAGAGAACCGCCCCTTGTTTAAACGCGCGCCTTCGTTATGCATGCCAGCGGGCGACGCATTCCGGCCAGTTACATCAGGGCGATTGTACTCATCAAACATTAGTAACCGTTAATCGAAAGGTTGTTATTACTGAATCCACCGAACGATGCCACGCCGCCGCCAGTAACGGGCGACACGGCAACAGATAAATCTTGAGCGAATGCACTACCGCCCGCGCTGATAACGCCAGCCGTGTTAGCATTTTTGCTAACAAGCGTAGCGATAATAGCCACACCTACGATGGCGGTCATGATGGTGACAATGGAGGTGAATAGTTGCGATTCCATAGATTTTTCCTTTATGCTGTGAGTTGACTATATCAGAATTAAAACAGTGCTGCAACATCGGATGCAATTTGTACATCTTGCCCGATATTGCCTAAATCCAGCGATGGTACGCCGCCCGTTTGCGCGCTACTCGCGCCACCACTTTGCACACCGCCTGCTGGCAATACATTTGTACTTGAACCGCTAGATATTGCGCCATTAATTTGTGAGAAAAATCCTTTATTCGACAAAAATATCCCCACCATAATCAGCAACAAAAATGCGCGGCTAAACGGTTGCAGTGTTTTGTTATAGCCAAGCGCGCCCACCACCATAATCGCCACAAACCAATATAAAAAATTGCCTTGCCCAGTAAAATCGCCCGCCACTTGCGCGCCAAACTCTTTATAGGTGTTTTGGAATCCGGTGATAATAAGCACCATGCCAATCGTAAGCAGTGCAAAGGGCATTACAACCCCCCTAAAATACGTTGAGCGTTTGCGGCTCCCGCCGCATTCACTGCATCGCTTGTGCTAGATAACGCGTGATTAAAATTGGTGTCTAGCGGCGCAAGCGGTGACAAAGGCACAAGCGCTTGCAATCCGGCTGTTACATCGGGGGTTGCGGCGGTGTTAGCGTTACCGCCACCACCGCCGCTTGCGTCACCACCTCGGAGTAGGGATATATACGCGGGCAATTCACCCCGCGTTGTGATAAACACGATAAACGCAACTAATAGCGCGCCAAAAATGACATTGCTCTGTTGCATGACATCAAACTACACAACACCGATTTTTTGCGCCAGCATAGGGAATTTTGCGCCCGCAAGGTACGCAATCAAGATAATGACAATCATGCCTAAATGGATACTTTTCATTTTAAACTTCTCCTCGTAAATCTTTTAATACAAAAAACCATAGTACCGTTAAAACAATAATGAGGCCAACAAAAAGCGCCCAGCCTTTAATATCCATCTGTGTGCTGAATGGGTGCGATGCCCACCCTGCAATAGATGACATGACCGTGGCGCTTGCCGTGCCTACACCCGTCGTTTCGTTTTCCATAGAAAAACTCATATGTACCTCGTAAATAGGTGGCGGGTTTTTTACGCCCGCCACCCGTTTGACCTAGGGAGTCAACCCTTAGTTACCGTAGAGAGAACCCGCTTGTGTCACTTGGTTAATCAGTGCCAGCGCTTCCCAGCCTACAAGGAAAGTGGCGCTGCTGTTCGTTACAGTGAGTGGGTTAATCAAAAGCTGCATGTTACCATACTGCACGGTAGAAATCGGTTTATTGCGATGGTCGAAATAATACATGCCAGTTGGGAAGTCATCTTGAATGCGAAGGCGTGCAAACAAGCTGGCGATGTTCGGGTCGTATTTAAACACGTTGGTGTAGTTGGCACTTTGCAGCGCAAAATAGTTGATATCCGTGCCAGGGTTTAACACGCCCGCGTTATCATACACCACCGTAGTGCTTAAGAAGTCGCGGAAGTTGGCATATTGAATCGGATAGTCTTGGTTAGCAACAATCCCGCTCAGCGCAGTGTTGTTAATCAGATACGCGGTTGAAAGGTCGAGCAATGGCAGAATTGGACCATTCTTACCAATCGGAATCTGGTCAAGGTAATTTTGATACACCGTTACCACAAACGAAGGGAGCGTTGCGAGTGTAGCACCGCTCGACTGATATACGGCCAGCGTTGCATCAGCACCGCTTGCCACAAACATAGTGGGGTTAACGGTTAGCTGCAAGTTCATGGTAGCGTTTACCACGTTCGCATAAATGGAACCGCGCAGGTCGCTATCGCTATAGGCCAGCGGAATTTCAAACATGGCGTAAAGGTTGTTACCCGTCGATGGTACGGTGATTGTAGCAGGCGCAGCTTGCGTTTTTTGCATGTTGTTGCCGTAACCGAACGGCGAGTCAATAGCCGTAATGGCGCTACCGTATGGCAGGCGTGCTTTGGCCGTTGCAATCGCGGTGAGGTGCCAGCCCGAAGTGCTGATGCGCGACTGGTTAGATAAATCGGTGAGAACCACCAGCGAAAAGAAATTGCTCGCGCCAAGCTTGGTAAGGGTTTGCGTTGTTCCCGCGGCGGTTTGCACCTGCGCGTTTACTTCCACATACAGGCGTTTAATCAAGCCTACGTTGCGCAATGGGATGTTTAGTACAGTACCCGCGCCCGTGGTCACGGCGCTGGAATAAATGTTTTGCACAGAATCCACGCAATTCTGAATCAGCAGCGCGCGCGCTTGCATGTTAGCGTTACGCATATTTTGAGCATTTTGCGCGGCGGTAGGTTGAGGAGAAGCCATAGTGATTATCCTTGTTTTTGGTTAGTAATAAATTTGTCGTAATACGTGGGCAAAAGCAGGTGAAAAGCAAAAGCGGCGATTGCTACCATAAGCAACACCGTAAGCCAATTCATCGGATTCGCCATAAGCGAAAAATTAATGGGCAACTTATCCATTATCACTACCCCCGTAATTGTGCCATGCTTGCGCTGCAAGGGTCAATACCATAAAGCCCAGCGCCGCCATCAATACAATCGTAATCCAATTGGTAATGTTCCACGAGATGTAAGTGTCCATTGTTAGCCCTTCTTAACTAAAAAAAGTACGGCGCGGTTTTAGCCGCGAGTTGAATCTTTCGAGGATAGTATCACGTTTTTCCACGGGGCGCATCAAAAAAAGTGCATTGCGTTTTACATCATACCAATGGCTGTGAAACTCAGGCGCATTGCGGCTTATCGCTTGCTCGGGCGGTAAAAACTCGCCAACTTTTTTTCTATCGCCAATATGATTTAAATGAAAAACACAAAAATGGTCAGCTTCGGTAAACACGAATTTTGAAATCCACGCTGGGCGTTGCGACAAGATAATTGAGGGAATTTTTTTTGAGCGCCCTTGTGTTAGAATACCCATGAATCCAGGCGAATTTTTTGGTATCATGTAAGCTTCGTCCACAAACAAACCGATATTCTCGCGCTCCCACATACGCATGAGGGTTTTATTTATCCCGTCCTCATCATCGGGGTGAGCGTGTAAAATATAAATGCCCGCATGTTTAGGCATCTTGTCACTGGTATCGACATGCTTTGCGCCTTCAATACCGTTTAACAATTCGTCACCTTTAAAATCTATCACTATCCACGGGCGGGCGTTATAGTTTGCATGACTCAATAGCCAAGCCCCCGCTTGCGTTTTGCCGCTCCCCGTGCGCCCTACAATCGACACGCGTTCAGATGATGACGGAAAGCGAAATTCATCCATTTACATCACCGTATGTTGCGCGGCTTGGCGTTCCATTGTTTTACGCGATTTTACTAAAAAAATCCGGCTACCGTATACTGTAGCGGCGGCAATCGCAAAATTGCCCCAGTCGATAACTTTTTCAGAAGCGCCGATATTATAATGGCGCGCGACGCGCGCAGTGGCATCGCCCAGCATTTCGCTTTCTTGCTCGGTCAACGCAATTTCGGGCGTTTTTAGCGCGACTGAAAGCATGAGATGAACAGAATACAAAAGCGAATTAATGCTTTTTAAATCCACACTCGCATTTTTGGTTTGCGGGCGTTCGGGTTTTGGTTTTGCGCTTCCTTTTGGCCTTCCGCGCCCGCGCTTTCCTGTATCGGGTCGATTATCTGAATCGCCGCTTCCTCCGGCAGTGTTTGGGCTGAGCGTGGCGGGGTCAACGATTGTAATGCTTGCAGTATCGCCGCCGTCGATTCCTGCAACGTCGATTGCGTCGCCGTTAATTCCCTCTGCATCGTTTCCTGTTGCGCTGCTATCAAGTTTTGTTGCTGCCTTAGCCATTCCATTTCTCCCTGGGTTTCAAAAACTACTTTCGCCGCCTGTTGTTCGGCCATCGCCGATTGCGTATGCGCTAACGCCGCCGCTGCTTCCGCCGTTGCTACCGATACGCTAGCCGCTTGCGCGGTTTCCGTGTGTACTACCGCTTCGGCAACTGATTCCGCCGCTTCGGCTTGCATTTCTTCAGCCGCTATAACGCTTTTAATAGCCGATTCTATTTTTTCTTCACTCATACCAATACTCCCGCTTTTTGTAGCGCGATTTTAAGCGCGCTTAATTCATATTTTACTTCCTGAATTTGTAACATAATTGAGCCAGCATCGGGTTTATTATCGTTGGATTCTGGCGATACAAATTGCGGTTGCATATCTGTAAGGGGCATACCGTTTGCAATTAATTCTAATACAGAAGGCGGAGCGCCGTCGTATGCATTATTTGCCCGCGTCATGCTCGCCACCTGTTGGTTGTTCTAGCGGTTGCGTGGCGGCATACAGCACATCAATTTTGTGTTTCATATCCTGAAACTCTTTATATGCACTTGCACATTGCGCTTTCATGGTTTCAGGGTCGAACCCCATGCTTGTTAATAAAGATAAAATCATTTTTTCCATTGTAATATTCCCTAGGCAATAACTGTGTAACCGTAATTAGCAGCAAGCGCTACAAATATAACCCCAGCGCCAGCGCCATGCACTAATGATACAGGAAATTTTGTGGTGCCCGCATTGCTGTTGCTAATTATATTTAAATTTGTTTTGTCCGTCAATACAATATTTAAATACGGTTGATTTAATGTAGCAGCAATCAACCATGAAAAAATCGGCACGGTGTAAGTAGAATCCTGCCATAATAAAATAACAAACGTATTTGTAGCGTTTACCGTAAAACCAATTTGTACGTTAATCGAATTTAATGCGCATTGCGTCGCCGTAATACCAGGGGTTGCCGACCCCGTTAGATTCCCGTAAAAATTCTGCGATGTATATTGCGAAGGCGTATAAAACCCTTGGGGCTGTATCAATTCTTGACTCATGACGCGTAATTCCCCCCAGCGGCATTAATTTGCATTTGTCCTGCCACGTTATTCGTAAACCCGCCCTGTTTTACCCATACGCCATCAACATAAATCTTAATAGCGATATTAGGCGCTAGTCCAATCTGGCTCAGCGTGGTTGAAAATTGTTCGTCAACTAAAACGATATTTTGTGGAATAGCATTTACAACAGCGTTATATTGTGAGCGGATAACAGGTTGCAAAACAAAACTGTCAATAGCAATCACTTGCACTAGCATATTAGAAACTTTGCCGTCGAGCGTGTAAAACCAGCCGCCTATGTTTAACCGCGTCATAATTGCTTGGCTATTGACATTCGCGCCGCCGCTAAAAATTTGTCCGCCAAACATGCCTATGTAGCTACCAATCCCTTGGCTAGCTACAGTTTGAAAATCAAAACTTGTACTAAATCTTCCATTGTTTGGCGGGAAGCTATTTACATAACCGCCAGCGCCCACCGTGTTAATAAAATTTTGGCTGTTAAATTCTGGGATGAAAAAATTTGTCACAAACACGTTTGCCGTGTCGCCTGGATGGCCGCCCGTTGGGTTAATTGTAGAATCGTAAAGCGCGTTATTGCCAAAAATAACGTAAAACTTGGGCAACGCGGTGCCTGTCAATATCGGGATTAATGCCGTGTTACCAGCCGCAACCGTAGTTTCGTAACCGCTATCGGCAAAAAGCACCGTAACGGCGGATTTACTCGTGGTAGCATCCACGTAAATGCTGCATGCCTGGTCAAGTACCGGCACGGCTCCACTCGACAAATCCACATAGTAACATAAATTAGGATATTGCAACGAGCCGTTTTGGTACGCCACAAATTGCATCGGTACAAATTTTGAACCGCTAGGCGGCGCGCTGCATAAACGCGTAGGCGATGCTTGTAAAAGCGCTGTTTGATACGTGGCGGCTTTTGAAATAAGCGAAGGGTTAATGGCTATGGGCATATTATTGTACCTTACAAAACGCGCGCATACGCGCGTAGTCAATAACGGCGGCGTGAATAGGCGAATCGGGGGGCAGTGTATCTAGGTCGCGAGCGATGCGCTCCTGAGTAGCGGACGGCCACTCGCGCAGTGGCGGGCAACCTGTAACGGGCGTTGCTTCGCTACTCAAAAAACTACAGCTTGTGCTGATTAAGAGTATCCCGCAACTCGCTATCATCGTCGGGCGCATTCGCTACCGCCTGTTGTTGTGCCGTTTGTTTACGTGCAAGCAACCATGCGTGTAAGTGGCCTGCAAGAAATCCTGCCAAAACACGCATCGCCGCTATAATAAGCGTACTACTCATAGATTAACTCGCAGATGTATCCGAAGGCGGCACATAATCGGGATGGTCGGGATTCGTGACAGGGTTTGGCGTAGGGTCTACTGTCACAGCGCTTGGCGATGCAGCAACCGCCGCAACCGCCGCCGCCGCGCCCGCTGGCGTAATGCCTTCCGTAGTACCAATCGCTTGTGCGCCAGCGTCAGCAGCTTTCGCCGCTGCTACAGTAACGCCTGCATTGGCCGCAAGCAGCGTTAATTTTGCCGCATTCAGCACCGCGCTTGCACCACCTTCGAGCAATGTAATACCTTGCGATTCGGCTTGTTTTACAAATGCCGCTTCAATAACGCTCCAGCTCGTGCCATCGGCAAACGCGTTAAGCACATTGGCGGCCAGCCCTAACGCGACTGCACCACCATTGGCTTCAATGTACGAAATGCCAGGGGCGAGCAATGTTTCAACATCACCCTCGAACTTGTTAAGCAAACTACGCAAATAAGAAAAAATTTTATCCATAAAAACTCCCCAAGGTTAAAAGGGGGTGAGCGTTATGCCCACCCCAGTCAAGCACAGAGTTAACGAAATTATGCGTATTCGTAAAAACCCGAACCAATCACAGTAATGACGTTAGTGAGTACGCCCACGCCTGGCGCGGTAGCCGCCCAGGTGATAGTGCGTGGGTTAGATGCAAGGGCCTCGTAAGTCTGGAATGTTGCGACGCTTGAGCCGCTAGCAATTTGCAGCGATGCGGCAACCGAAATCGGTGTAGCGTTAAATACGGTTGCTGCATGGCGCTGAATATCGTTTGTGAGCGTGGTTGCAGCAAATGGCAACGTAACCTGCAAGTTGTCGGTCAGCGTAGTTTTCGTCATCGTCGAAGTAACAAGCTGGAAGCGGAAAAAAATCAAACCGCCGATAATAGTGAAACGCCCGATTTGCGTGGTGTAAGTAGCAACGGGGTTATCGGTTTGCCCCGTTAGGGTAGGTGTCCAGCTTTGAACAAGTGGGTTTGCGAAGTTGCCTGGGTTTAGAATATTGCTCATAGCATGCGCCTTTTAAAAGATTAAAACAAATTTCACCTATACGGTATCAGAATTTAAACAGTAATGCAAATGCGTTTTATGCGCCAATGAAACTGAATATATCGCCCGCCGTACCATTCACATAAATGCTAGAAAGCATCGTGCCAGGCGGCACACGTAATTGCTGGCCTACATATAAAATAGCGCCGTTGCCTGTACCGTTTACCACGTTAGTGACCGTCGAGCCGCCTACCGTACCGCCCGCCGCATTGTTACCACTTCCCGCCGTAATGTATCCGCCAGTTTGCACAATATACGAATTGACTGTTAATTGTTTTGGCGTACCCGTGACTGATATAGTCGCTTGTGCCGTAATCAGTGGGTTGCCGCTGCCAAGATTTGATGCATCGCCCAAAACAATATTGGCTACAGGGAAGTTAAGCAACGCCACGGGCACAATACCAGTGTATCCGCCTAAACTCGAAAACGTAATAGTAGGCGTATTCGGTGAAATAACGCTGATATAGGCTTGCGCGTTTGGCGGTATGACAATGCGCTGATTGCTTACACTAATGACTGCCGTAAATACGTTGGGGTTTTGGCTGTTGTCGATAAATATCGATTGCACAAATTCGAGTTTGTCCTGCTCAATTAACGGCGTAAAGTCGATAGATTGTGGATTGCCTACACTTAGGTCAATATTGAATTGTGAAAAACGCGGATTGCTGCGCGGTGTCATGCCATTATAACACTCGAATGATGCTAGCCGATTCGGCGTGATATATCCCGCATTGCTTGTCATTTTGCCCCTCTATATGTTTTCCGCATCAAGATTCTCGCGGATGGTTTCTAATTCATCGCCGAACTCGTTTTCCTCGCCGTCATACCATAACACAGGGTAAGGAAAACTACAACCCTGCAAACCCGTCATATATTCCACATTCATATTCGGACGTAAATCTATTAATTTTTCATGCGGTTTTTTAGCGATGCTAGCGCCTTGCCGTTTGTGGCTTTTACCATCAAGTCGTAACGTGCGCATAGATTCGGTAAAACGCCCCCGCATTAACCACAATGTATCCGACGTACATGCGCTGCCCATCCCTATCAAACGGTGCATAGGTATATCGAGCGTTTCTTGCCTGCGCGCCCATGCTTTTGATACAGGGTGCGGCGTGCGCATCGAATCTTTATCAAACCCCCGCGAAAAATGCGCAAACTTGTCGCCATGATGCCACCAATACACGCCCGCCATCGCAATCGTCATGCCATCCGGCTCTGGCAATTTTAACTCCCACGCACCCATTTTTTTCGTCGTGCTGCATTCTATCGGCAACGGGCGCGTAGTAAATATCCCATCCGTTGCGAATCCTATAATAGAATCGGGGTCATGCATCGCCGCATTAAAAAGTCGCGCGCGCGTCGCGCTTGTAATATATCCCGCCCACTCAAGCTGATGATACGTGGGCGCCATTTTTTTACTGCCGCCAAGTTGCTGCGCTGTTTTTCCATACAAAGAATTTAAACCCAGCTTAATAATTTTTTCGCCGCCGCCATGCCACCGCTCTGTAGGCTGTTTAACCCATCGCTGGCGAGTTTCATAATATTCGGGAATCCACGAAAAAGGTTTATGCGCGCATTTTTGCTCAAACGTCCAGAATTCTACTACCTCGACAACCCCAGGGCATTGCAATGCCGCCTCGTATTCGGGCAACCAATACCATCCCTCGCCCTGTTGCGGAAATGAAATTTGCATTTTGTCAGTGCGATAAAATAATGGATAAAAGGGTAAATCGTCGGCAAAATCGAATTTACAATGTACTAACGTAAATTTGCCTATCGCATTCGGAATACTCCCCAAACCGTGTCGCCATTTACCATGCGCCAAACAAGGTAATTCTGCCATAACGGAAGGGTAGGCGGAATTAACGTCATAATCATACACGCTGGATTTATGGCAACCCACTTTACAAATTTCGATTCGGCCACCTGCATATGCCGTCCTCGCTGCTATCATAATTTCATCGGGCATCGGGCATTTATATTGCTTCACATCATGCTTGCGCATAATCGCTGCCGCAATACTTCCCGCACCATCCCACCGCCTGCATTTTAAATCTAGCCCCACTACCGCATCGCGCACTTTATCCATAATAGCGACAAGCGCGCGCAATTCGGCGGCGTTATAATGATTAATGACGGATTGCTCGACATCGGCAAAATCGCCTCGCCGCAATTTCATATCTTTAATCAACTGATAATCCGGCCAATCACGCCCTAACCATTTTTCAACAACGCCTACAAAACTTTCCTGAAAAAAACCGAAAACATCCCATATCACAATGCGCGTTTTCCACACCGTTTTATATACCATATTTGCGTCAATTTTGTAACTCATGCCCCGCTTTATCGTAAGCGATTTACGTGCGCGATACTCAATAGAGAATTTATCGCCGCCCATAGAAAATTCATAGGTTTCGCCCCGCGAAATCCGCTGCAAAATATCGCGCTCGAATCCAAACATGAGCATGTGATTTATATCGTAACTCCCAGCGAATATAACAAATATAGCGTGTTTATGCGAATCTGCCAAATCGCATAAGAAATTAAGACAATCCACAGTAGCCAACCGCTTCCCGCCGTTGTATAAAGTTTCGCCGCTACTCGCCGCAAGTAGCGTATATATATGTTCCTTCGCTTGATACGTTTTACCATGCTCGCCTACGGTAAATGTTTGTAATTCGCCTGTCGATTCGCCCTCACCATCGAGCGCAATAAATTCGCCGTCATCGAATTTTGTTTTGCTACGCCCCGATTTACCTCCAAGGCGTTTTGATGAAATTTGTTTTTGTCGCGCGCGATATTCTGCATTGCGCTGCGCACCTGTTTTGGCTTTCATGCCGTCACGCTTGCCCATATTATGCCGCGCTATCCATGCTTGGCGATTCGCCCACCATGATTGTGTCAGGTATCCCATCGCGCCGCGTTGTTTTTTTCAACGCCGATAATTTTATAAAAGGGTCGCGGCTTTTTAAATCTTTTACTATTTGTTTCATCTCGGCGGATTGTGATGCCTTTTTAAATGTAGTATTATCGCCGCCTATTTCTTTTTGCTTTTTAACATAATCATTTACCAACCCGCGATATAATTTTAATTTATTTCTAACGCCGCGCGATTGTTTGCGGCCTTTTAATTTCTGCGCAGCTTTCTTGCCAGCCGCAGCGCGTTTTTTTTGTTTAGCAACATTTAAACGGCGCTGATACACGCTCGATTTTTTAACAGCCATAGGAATACCTATTGACTATTGTTTTAATATTTCTATAATTAATCATCATAATAGCACCACCTCGACCGTGTGTGTTATTCGCCCGCCGCCGTGTGACAACGGCGGCGGGCTTTGTTTTATGCGCCACAATTAAGGGCGAGTCGCAAGCATACTATTCTGGCGAAGGGAGTGCAACAACAGAATTGCCTGGTGCTACAAACGCCGCTGCCGCATGGTCAAGCAACGCATACAACGCGCGCGCCGTAGCCTCACATCTATCGCGCGCAAATTCTCCATTAACGTAATCAAACATCTCGCGCTCGATGATTTCTTGCATCATCAAGATTAAACGCTCGCGCGCTTCAAATTTCTCACTGTTCGTTATCGTTTGCATTTTTAGCCCCTATTTTGAATAAATGTGAATAACAATGTTCGTTTGCCGCCGTATTAGGTTGCGCGCAAATAGGCTGATTATTAATAACAGCAATTTGTGGCGGATTCCTGCGACAAATGCCCATTTTTAAATCCTGAGGCATTCGCTCCCATGCACGGCAATTACTGCAACATTCTTTTTCTAATATATGCATAAATCATCTCCCATAATATAAACACGAAATTGTAGCTACCATTATAAAAATCGCAGCATATTTTAAAAGTTTAAACCCATCCCATATAATCATACGAACCTCGTCACCGTGTTTGAAATTGATTTAACAATATCAGCGCCTTTTTTTAGCATATATTCGCTATCCTCTTTCCGAGCAAAAAAAGGCTAAAATGATAGAACCTCCGCGCCCATCGTGTAACATCAAACGGTAAGTGCTATCACGCCGTTGTTCAATTGTGCAAAACATTCTCAACCCCGCCAAACGCATCAAGGTCGGTTGTGGCTTTTTTATCCAGCGCAATATCGGCAAGGTAAGCAGATATTAAATCGTTAGAATGAAAATAGACTTCGTGCCCATAAGAATCGTGGCAAAAAATGCCGCGCACATCTTTTACGTCCTGCATAATATTTAAAAACATATTTTGTGCATATTTTTTATCTTTAAAAATTAAACAATGTTGCAAATTTTGTTGCGCGTTGTTTTTTAGACTAATGGTTAAAAAATACATGGTTGTTACTCCCTAAGTTGAAAATAACGGGCGCGAGCATAATACCCGCGCCCGATAAAATTACGCCTTTTTCTTTTGAGGTGCTGGCAATGCTTTTTGCACTGATGCAATGCCGCTCAAAAGTTGCGCGCGGCGGTTTACTTCCTCAGCATCACGTATCGGTGATACAAGATACGTATAACCCACGGCGCTTGCCGCGTCCTCAATAACCGTTACAGTCAATTTAAATTCCACCGCACTGCTTTTATCCTCGCGCGAATCAAAGCGCGCGATAATGGTTTCCGCCGTATCTTTCGGCAAAAAGATTTTGCTCGACTCAAACAATTCGCCCGTTTCCATATTTTTAGCAACAAAGTCGCCGATAAAATAGTGATTCTCGCCATATTGTCCAGCTTTCGATGCATAGCCTGTTACCAAGCCGCCGATTGCCGCAATCTGGTCGCCCGTTTTTGCGCGTTTTGCAAAATATGCTTTCGCATCGTCACCACGCGCCAAACCTACGATTGTTTTTAGCGTCATCTTTTTAAGTTGTGTAGACATTAGAAATACTCCCTTGTTTTAAATGATAGTGTGAACTGATGACGGGGCAACGTGATATATACTACAACTTTAGATTATAGTGTGCACACATATTTACCCATCATCAGGCAACGCATTACGTTGCGACGCGTGTTAACGCGTTTCGGGTTTAAACTCTATTATATACATGAAAAAATTTGTCCTCTAAATCTAAAGTTTCATAATCTGCAAAACAATCTTCGCACATATTATATCGCAATTCTGTTTTATTGTATTGTTCCTCACATACTATACATTTATCACCCATCGTTTTAATCTCCCTAGTTTTGTGTTGCACCCTCTTTCTAAACGTCAATGATTTTGAATGCAACAACTTTATTTTTACATGCGCGTTTTTGTTGGCATGTTTTTTGAAATGCAAAAATTATGCCAAAAAGCACGTTAACTAATTAACAAAATAGGGTGTGAATATCGTGCTCATCTATTAACGCGCGGGATGTGTTGCA